CAGACAAACCCGAAGATGCACGTATAGTACCATTAATACCATTAATGTTAGCCCAAGCCTTTATGGGACTACTAACAGTTAAGTTATCTATAGCACCTTTAAGTTTAGCTGGAGATATTAAACTTTCAGTTGTTCCTGTACCTGTATTCCAAGTACTTGATAACTGATCTCCAATAAGTCCAGTTGCTGATCCACCTGATGTTACTACAGGGGTGTTATCAAGTATAGAAGTTACACCTGTGGACTGGTTCATGTAAGCAACATCAATCCAAGCACTATTAGTCTCGTTTCTCATCTTAAGTATGTTGTTAGTTGTATCGTACCAAAACATATTAGCATAAGTTGTTGAGGGTGCTGAAGCCCCACTGTTATTACTAGCAAGGGCTTGCAGTCCATTGTTTATATCAGTCCTTGCACTGAGAGAAGTCTGATTAGCTATAGAAAAGTCATGTTGTGACATATATTAGTACTCCACTGTGGCACTTAGTGCCGATATATTAGGGGTTATTTTCGGGCCTGTATTAGACAGGGTTGCTCTAAACTCTACATACCTACCTACAATCTCTCCAGAAGCATCTACGAAAGATGCACTAGCTAAGTTGCTTACTGTATCAGCCGACCTAGCTTCTACTATAACAGCATAGTCAGAGAACTCTGCATCTTCATCAGTCCAAGTATCAAAGTTGTTAGGCCAAGTATCCCAGTTGTTAGGTATATCGTCCCAGTTAACTTCTCCATTAACAGCGTCTTGATGTTTACGAGATACAGTAATAGCATAGGATAATCTAACTGTACGAGATGTACCTACATCAAAGTAACTACTTCCTCCGTGATCAAATTCGTAGACCCCAGTGGAATTTGCATTAGCAAAGCTAGTCATAAATAATTTACCACCAGATACTGTAAGGTTAGTCTTAGACCCACTAAAACTTGTGCTTTCTGTATCTGTATCAGATGCACCTAATTCTGGTAACTCACTACCTGCAATAACAACAGAGGTTGCTGTAGTACTTTCGTTTCCTGTTTTATCTACAGACGACACAAAGAACTTACCAGCGAGTGCAGGGAAAGAAACAGACGTAGCTGGTCTAGCAATCTTCTCTACCTTTACTAAAGTAGAAGCATCTCCAAAGTTAGCTGAAGAATTTGATGAGTAGTAAAGTTTATAGTGTGATAAATCTAAAGCTGTAACTGGCGACCAGTTAAAGAAGGCAGTACCCCCCGATAGTAAATGGGTTAGGTTAGTAGGTGAAGAAGGTGGTGTAGTATCGTGACTTACATTAAAGGTAGTTGTAACTGTATTACCTTTGTAGCCAAGAGCATTAACAGGTGTAACTGATATAGTATAATTTATAGCTGGCTCATTTACTTGAGGTGCATCTATACCTACTACTTCAAATCTACCTGCTGTATTACCTTCGTTAACAAGTATAGCTTGACCCACAGACTTAAAATCTGTGTCACTTGTTTTCTTATATTTAACAATAACTGACTCTACACGTTCTATCTCATTTGACGTTGCCTCTATAACAAGGACGTTAACAACACTTTCGTTAACCTCTCTATACTCTTTACTTATAGAGACACCAACATTAGGTACACTATAGTAAGGAAGAAGTGTAGTATTATTACTAATAATATCTTGTTCGTCTGATTCATTAAACCCAAAAGCAGAAGAGCTACTCTCCCTTAAAGTCATAGAAACTCTTAAGTCGCCTTCTTCTACGTTAGGAGATAGTTTCCAATCAGTAACTTCAAATGTCTTCTCATTACCTGTAGTCCAACCATATCTGTCGTTCCTAAACTTAATAAAGTCACCAACCTCAATGTTTAGAGCATTTAATCCAAACTCTGCGCTAAGGGTAAGTTGTTCACGGTTTCTAAACAACATCTGCTTTGCAAGTCTTTGGGCGGCTATAGGATTAGTAGTGTAAGGTAATGCTAGATCTAATATAGATTCAATACCATTATCTTCAGCCAGAAAAGCACTAGAATTAATTTGAGGATAATCAGTACTAATATAACCTTCATCACGATCTATAAATGTACCTCTTACTGCATTAAAGTTGTTTGCCATAGACATTTTAGTATCTAGTGAAATGCCACTTCTAAGGTCGTCTAACGTAAGTATTTTAGTAGGTGCAACAAAAGAGCCAGCAAATAATCTCCAAGAACCTGCTCCCCAAAAGAGAGTACCTCCTAATGAAGTCATCATTTCTTGCAGTACAGTACCTGAGTTTTGACTTGCTTGCACTATGCCGTTGATTGTGTATTGCCTTGAACTATCAGATAATACTGTAGTGTCTTCACATATAGAAGCGGCTTCCTCAAAAGTAGCATAGTCAATACTACTATCTTCTAAGCCATAATCAGAAGTTATAAAGTCTCTTATTATCCAAGCGGCATTATCAGTCCACGTAGGAGATTGAGCTACACCGTTAATTGTAGTTACTACTTTCTTACCTTTTACGACAGCAGTTACCGTAGGTACACCATTAGAAAAAATAGTTGAGCTGTACTCAAACCTACAGTATATATAAGCTATACCCTTACCTATAAAAGAGGAATCAACAGATGTCTCTGCATGTAAAGTTGTAGCTAGAGTTTCTGTAGAGTTAGCAAAGGCATCTGTAGCACTTGTTTGACTTCCATCATGCACATACAGTTTAATCTTATTACCCCAAAGAGCAGAAGTAACACTCCCATTAGACATTTGTACTATATTGTCGTTAAGATAAATATCCTCTATACTATCTATCTCGTGTCCAGCTAAAGATATTACTTGGTGAAGAATTTTATTACTACCACCAGTAACTTCATTAAAGGTAATTGTTCCACCTTTTCTAGCTTTACCATAAACAAATTGCATAGGAGCTAGTGCGCTTTTATTATTAACCTGTAGACCACCAGAGTTGTTAGGGTTTTGATCAGGCTTTGGGGTTAAAGCAGTTATTAAGGCTGTCGTTACCATAGTTAGGGCAACGTAAGTCAAAACGTAAGCTGTCCAATACACAGCACCACTTGTTGCTCCAAGAGTTATGGCAGTAGCAATAACAGAAACAGGATCTTTAGGTGCTACTTCATGTATATTTCTATGCCGTAATACGTTAAAAGGAGTGTTGTGTTTATTTATTGACATACCCAAGCACTTTCTACATCTTCAATGTTTAATCTAATTAGACCTTCCCTATTAAGGAAGACAGCCCTAGAGCCGATGGAAATACCGAGTGCGACACCAGTTATCCAGCGACACCCTTTCTTAGTTGTAACAAGGCTACCAAATATAGGTCGCTCAACTTTAGTTAGTTTAGTAGACAAACCTTCGTATAAGTTACTAAAACCAAAGTCGTCTCTCATACTTCTTGGACCTTTAGGATGTACGCCATTACTTTGCATGTACATACCTTCCCAGTCATCAGCATAACCTACACCGTACATAGCTTTAAATGCACCGTTAGTAAAAGTGAAACAGTCATGTACTCCCCACTCAAAAGGTATACCTATCATTCTATCTAAGTAAGAGTTTAATTCTACTTTCCCCATACTAGTGTTTGATCTTGCATTGACTGTACGTAAGAGAAGAAAGTATCTCCATCGTATCGGGATTGATGATTTTCATTTGTGTATCTCCACCCACTAGGTCGCTCTAGCTCTATTAGTTTACTCTCTACTGTTAAGTTAATTGTACTTGACTCTGCTTCATCAACTATAGTCATCTTATCCATTTTACCTGAGAATATCTCTACAACAGATGAGTCACTTTGTTCACCTAAGTACAGCCTCATTACTCTTCTCTGATAAGGTTCTTGTAGAGCTAAAGAAACTATAGAGACAGGTATTCCTGATAGAGTTAGATCTACAGACTTAGAAGCTAGATCTCCTACTTCTTCTAAATCACCAATAGTAAGTAAACTACCCGTACCAGTAAATACTTGGTTACTGCCTTGCACACTAATAGTTCTGTCACCAATACCAGTCCACATACGTAAAGGGCCAATATTTACAGTGTCCCCATTTATATCCGTAGTAGTTCTAGTATCAAACATAAGCTCTACAGCAAAGAAAGGTTGTATGTTATCTCCAATAAGAGCAGACAGTAGTGAGGAAGGTATTGCTCTACTCATCCTACTACCTCCATTGCTCCAAATGATATACCAAAGAAACTTGCATTGTTAACTGACCAAGAAGTCTCGTTAGCTGATAACCTAAAGACCCCAGCGGAATTAGTTAGGTTAGCTGATACACTTGATCTAGCTTTTCTTAACTTAGGCCATATCTCTAGAGTACCATCTCCAGATTGATCTTGTAGTACTTTATGTAAAGTAGAATCTGCGGCAGTACCTAGTTGTATATAGTCACCAGCTTTAAGTGTACCAGTCATAACTACAGCTACAGAACTAGCACCTACAGCACCTGTTATAACAGCAGACGTTGCAGTACCTCTTACAGTCTTAGCTGATGGGTCGTTAAGTAGGAATGTACCTGACATACCCTTTAAGCTCATGAGGAAGCTAATCCAAGTCTCTGCATCATCTCTATTCATAGGCGGTAAACTAATGTCAGCTTCCCACCTCTCACCATCATAAGATTGTGTCTGTTGCTTATAAGTAAAAGGAGACATAGATACAGCAACTGTATTCTTAGTTCTTAGTTCAATACTAGCCATACCAATGTTAGTAGGTAAAGCAAGTGGGTAAGAAATAGCCATTATGCCATCGCCCTTCCATAGCTACCACCACGTCGTTTAGCATCTAGTACTGCACCTTTAGCACTGTCTGCAATCTGTGGCATCATTTGTCGTATCTCAGCACGTACAGTTTGTTGTACACCTGTCGATACATTTATGTTTTGTACGATAGTGGTTGCACCACCACCGCCTTCCATCTGTACTCCTAACTTACCATTAGCTCCACGTTTAAGTGGCATGATAGCTTCAGGGCCAGCTTCTCCCATCAGTCCAGTTTTACCACCAGACATAGCGAATGTAGTAGGACCTCCAACTACACCACCATTAGCGTAGGCTTGTACTTGAGAGCCATTAGATATTACACCTCCATCAGCGAAAGGTAATCCTCCAGAGATAGCGGCTACCA